TTAGTATGGAGTTACCACTCAAAGCAGATAGAATTGGTACAGTTTTAGGGTTTAATGCATCTACTGGTGCAGTCGAAGCAGGTCCCACAATTACAGCAGTACAATCTTTATCGGCAGTCACAGCATCTATTAATTTATTGGGTACTTCTGCAGTAGTAGAGGACATGGGTTTACTTGCCACATCTGCAGTCATAGAAGATATGGGTCTATTGGCTACATCAGGCAATGTGACTGCTATGGGATTGTTAGGTGTTAGTGGTGTTATTACTGACATGGGTATTTTAGGTACTGCAGCAATCGTTGAGGACATGGGATTTCTTGGAACATCAGCTAACGTCACAGCTATGGGTCATTTAGGTACAAGTGCTAACGTAACTGCAATGGGTAAACTAGGAAATGATGCTACTGTAGCTGACATGGCTATACTTGGTACAGATGATGTAGTTGCAGATATGAATACTTTAGCAACCAGTGATATAATTGCTGATCTAAATACACTAGCCACAAGTGACATAGTAACTGATATGAATTTATTAGCTACTTCAGCAAACGTTACAGCAATGGGAGTACTTGGTACGTCTGCAAATGTAACTGCTATGGGATTACTGGGAACAAGTGCAGTAGTTACAGATTTAGATTTACTTGGCACTTCAGCTAATGTGACTGCAATGGGTCACTTAGGTACTTCAGCAAATGTTACAGCAATGGGTTTGTTAGGAACTAGTGCAGTTGTAACAGATTTGGGAATATTAGGTACTGCAGCTATTGTTGAAGATATGGGCATACTTGCTACAAGTGCCAATGTAACTGCAATGGGATTGCTTGGCACTAGTGCTGTCGTAGAAGATATGGGATTACTAGGTACTTCAGCAGTCGTAGAAGATTTAGGTTTATTAGCAACTAGTGCAGTTATAGAAGATATGGGATTATTAGCAACTTCAGCTAATGTAACAAACATGGCTACACTTGGAGCATCAGGAGTAGTTGGTAATATAGCTACTGTTGCTACTGGTATAAGTGGTGTAAATGCTTTTGCTGCACGATATAGAGTAGCAAGTTCTGATCCAAGTTCTGATAATGATGAGGGTGACTTATTTTATAACACCTCTGATAATACATTTAAATTCTTTAATGGCAGTTCATATGTTGCAGTTAACGTTAGTGGAATTGATAATCTTGTAGAAGATACTAGTCCACAATTAGGTGGAAACTTAGATGGACAAGATAAGAATATAACAACTACTGGTGTAGGTACATTTGCATCATTAGATATTTCTGGCAACATAGACGTTGATGGAGTTACTAACCTAGATGTAACTGATATAGATGGCACACTAAACGTACAAGGCGAAACCACACTTCAAACTCATTTAAATATGGGCGATGGAGATATAATTAAACTTGGTGCTAGTTCTGATCTAACTATTCAACATGATGGCAGTAATAGTTATATAAAAGAAGATGGAACTGGCTCACTATTAATTTGGTCTACTGGAACAGAAATAAAATTTCTTGGTGGATCAGGTGCAGAAACTATGGTTGACATGAACGTAGATGGCTCTGTAGATTTATACCATAATAATGCTAAAAAGTTAGAAACATCTTCAACTGGTGTAACTGTTACTGGAACAGTAGTTGCTGATGGTGTGACATTAGGTGATTCTGAATCAATTTTACTTGGTGCATCTTCTGATATGCTTATATATCATGATGGTTCACATAGTTGCATACAAGATAGTGGAACTGGTGAGTTACGACTTAAAACAGATAATACAATTAGATTTACTAAAGGTGATAGTGAAACATTAGCACAATTTGATGTTGATGGTGCAGTAACACTTTATCACGACAATAGTGCTAAATTAGCCACGACTTCTGGTGGTGTAACTGTTACTGGTGCTATGACTGGAAATGTTACTGGAAATGTTAGTGGATCATCTGGATCAACTACTGGTAATGCTGCAACTGCAACTAAATTAGCAACTGCTAGAAGTATTAATGGAACTAACTTTGATGGTACTGCAAACATAACAATAAGTGCCGGTAAAGTTTTACAATGTTTATCAGATGTTAAAACAGATACATTTTCAACCAACACAACAAATCAAGCTGGGGTAGAAATAACTGGTTTAACTCAAGCTATAACACCATCAGCTACTAATCATAAAGTTTTAGTTATGGTTTTTTTTGGTGCAATAGGATGCAGCACAGCTGCATCAAGATCATGCACATTTATGTTACAAAGAGGTGGGTCAGTAGTTGCTATTGGTGATGCGGCTGGTAGTAGACCGAGAGTTACCTCTCGTTCATGGATGACACACAATGACACTAACCATGCTTTAGGTGGTCACTCTATAGTTTTTCTTGACGATCCTGGAACAACAAGTGCAGTAACATATAGTGTTCATATGACTGGCGCACATGATGGAGCTACTTTTTTTATCAATCGAACAGGTTCAGATAGTGATGGTGGAAATAACTACCAATCAAGAGCAATGAGTACAATAACTTGTATGGAGATTTCTGACTAATGGCAATCATTCACAAACTACATGAAGCAATTAGAGAATTGTATAATAATGCAAAAAGTATTAATGGTGATAATTTAGATACTTGTACTGTATGGGATGATGACGGAAACGAAGTTACAATAAACGCAGATAATGTTACAGCAAAAGCAAAAGAATTATCTGACGCACATCCTATGGTAATGTTAAGAATGGCAAGAGATAAATTACTGAAAGATGTTGTTGATCCAGTTGTAAGTAATCCTTTATTATGGGCTAGTTTAAGTTCGGATAAACAAGGTGAATGGACAACATATCGTTCTGCATTATTAGATTTACCTGCTAATCAAACAGCAGATGATGACAGTTTATCTAATATAAACTTTCCAACTCAACCAAGCTAAGGGGATAACAATGACTGAAAAACCTAATGTAATAAATATTGATGGCAAAGAATACAAGCAAGAAGATTTATCTGTTGAGCAGATAAGATTAGTAAGCAAGATTGGCAAGTATCAGAAGCAAAGCAATGAATTAAAAGATGCCTTTGAAGATGCCAACATCTTACAGCAACAATATCTCCAAGCATTAAAGACATCATTAGGCAATGCTGAAACTACAAAAGCTATGGAAAAAACAAAGGCTAGTTAATGAAATCTAAAGTCCAACATTTACTTGTACTAAAAGATGAAGTTTCTTTTTTAAAAACACAAACTGAGGGTGGTGGTAAAGGTCATTTCTTTACTACTATTAATGTTTTAGAAAGACGTATAGAAGATTTAGCTAAAGAGATAGATTCAAATGGTTAAAGCTAGTGAAGTCAAAGCACAGATAGATACACATGAAGCAGTTTGTTCTGAGAGGTGGAAAGAAACTATCCTTAGAATAAAACGTATCGAACACATTATGATTGGTACTAGTGGTACTGCTATAGTTTTACTCATAGGTTTACTTGTGAGGTAGCCTATGCTTGAAATGCTCATGGTTGCTAATAGTGCTTTTGCAGTTATCAAACAAACATTAGAAAATGGTAAAGATTTAAGTAGTGCAGGATCAGCAATAGCTAATTTTGTAGGTGCTGAAGATAAACTTCAACAAGATTTACACAAAAAAAAGAATAGCCTTTGGACTAACTTCTTAGGTAAGACAGACAATGACCTTGAAGAGTTCATGGCTCTCGAATCTATTAGAGTTAAGCAAGAAAAACTACGAGAGTATATGCAACTATATGGTCGTGCTAATCTCTATAAAGATTACGTTCAATTCTGTGCTGATGCTCGTGTGGCAAGGAAAGAAGCTAGGGTTAAACAACAAAAACGTAAAGATTATATTAAAGATATGGCTCTTAAAATTATATTAGGTATTCTTATAGCAACTGTATTGACTGGTGTTATTGGTGTATTGTTTGTTGTGGCTAAGAAGAAAGGAATAATATGACAGCATTTATGTTAGCTTGTTATATGAATGGTGTGGCTCAAGGCAGCATATACTTTAGGAATGTTACTGACTGCACATTCTATACTAAATATTTAAGTGAACAAACATATGATAGTGCTACTGGTGAGAATTTAAAATATAATTGTATATGTAAACTTGTACCTCAAGTAGATGAAAGTAAGGTAAAGGTTTACTAATGAAAAAACGAATATGGACTTATGAATGTGATAAAGGAAAATATACACATGATAATTTAGTTAAATTATTATTTGCTATTGTAGCTCATAGAACTCACCATTTTATAAAAGGTGAGGGATTCAATGACTGAAGATAAAAAGAAAATTGTAAACTTAGACGTTGATGAAAAGAAAGTGAGGGTTTATTAATGATTGCAGCTTTAATTCCTGCAGTAACAGGTATACTTGATAAGTTTATTCCTGATGCAGATACAAAACAAAAACTTAGCCATGAGATTTCTACTAT